GTTCTAAGTTTTTGTATTCAGCCTCATCAATGTACTTTTTCTGTTGTTTGATCAACATCTTGAGCCCTTTGATATACCGGCTCAACTCTCCAGCATCCTCACCGGGTATCTCAAAGTACACGTCCTCCTCTTCACAGAGGTCCAGATTGTCTGTCAACTTGTCCCACACCTTATTGTCCATCTTTCCCCTCCAGTGCTTTGCGGGCAAACATTTTTAATGCTTCAGCATTTGGCGGTGCTGGCACTTCACAATGCACGATGATCTCCCGCAGCGCCGCCTCCAACTGCTCAATGCGGTCAGCAGCTTCGTCGCAAATGTTATATCCCGGACTGTGATCATATGACTCTTCACACAGTCTCGCCACAAGATCATCAGTCATTTTGGCACCTCCAACTTTGCTTCCTGCATCATGCAGGCAATCTGGTGCGCCAGAGCAGGATCAATCCTAAAATATATGACCCTTCCGTCTTTATCCTTCAGGTTGCGAGCAGCAATCATAAGCCACTCTGCCAACTCTTCGGTGGATTTTGGCTTGTAGCTCAAAAGAATGTCCATCGTAGATTCATGCGTGATCATTTGGTTTGCTCCAGTGCTTTTTGGACGACTTCCATAACATCACCCCAAGCTGGGCTATCCTCAAACTCAAGCGTGTTATCCCAATCAACTACCATCCGCAGCGCCGCCTCCAGCTTCTCGATGCGATCAGCAGCATCACACATAACATCGGATGCAATATTTTCGTGATCCCCCTTCCCACAAAACTTGAAACCCCACCAACGCAAACGTGTTATTAAATTTTTAGACTTCCAAGGAGCTTTAGTCATTTTTTTCCTCCAGCGCTTTGCGGGCAATGTGTGTCGCTCTGCTCCGAGCCATTGCATGATCTGGCGTTGCAATCCAAGCTATTTCCCGCAGCGCCGCCTCCAGCTTCTCGATGCGGTCGGCTGCTTTTTGACGTTCGTATTCATATTCAGTAAGGCAAGTTTGCGGGTACTCATGTTTCATATCAAGGGAGAAGTCTTTCCTCAGCATTGTTACAAGATCACCTTTCATCTTCCCACTCCAATGCTTTGCAAGCCGAATCCAACGCGCCAAGAAGATATGGCTCAATGCCTTCAGGCTTCCGTTCCCATTCTGATATAGCCCTGATGCAGTGCTTGAGAGCCAGCTCCAGCTTCTCCATGCGGATGTAAAGCTCAAGGCGCTCTGACCGACATATCTTCAGGTCATCTACCTCAAGCTCAAGCCGCGCTTTGATCTTTTCACTGTCGCTGGCGCGTCTTTCCAGCTCATCGGCAGCTTCACCGTACACGGATGGAACAAACTCATTGTTAAGTTCAAGATAGCGAAGTCGTTTTACCAGCTCTGTCATCGAAGCCCCCTTCTGATGTCATTCGTAACGCTTGGCGGGGAGGAAGGGATTCGAACCCTTGAAACCTTTCGGTTCTCCAGTTTTCAAGACTGGCGCAATAAACCGCTCTACCACCTCCCCAGAGAGGCGTTACGAGTAGAGGGATGATCGCGACCAGAGGAACATTTAAGTCTTGCTTACAAGTTGGTGGAACAGGGGGCTGGCACCTCCCTGTCCCGTTTTCGGTGTCAAGGTAGCCTTCACGCTCCTCAACAAAACCAGTTTCCCATACTCACTTGATGAAATCAAGCCCCTACTTGATGATCTTGGTTCGGGCTCCTTGACTCGAACAAGGATTGACGGGGCCAAAACCCGGCGTTCTACCATTGAACTAAGCCCGAAAATTAGAACCGCTATGGAGCCATCCCCAATACCCACTGACATGCTGGCACGGTTAGACCAACTGGGCGTTCCTGAATCTGATGGCGGGCTGGGCGAGGGCTCCAGCATCTTGGACGCCTGCTGCGCTACAGATCCTCACTGGTCCTTCCCAGCCACCGAAAATATAGTATCATATTTTATAGATCAGACTATACTAATCTTGAATTAGGGGACGACAATGCGCAAAAATATCTCAAAGCGTAGGTGGAAGGCCAGGCTCATGAACGGGAAATGGATCCCTATCATGGTCATTCAGGCATATCAGCTTTCCGTGCCAGACGGATATCTGGCCGTTGAGCACCCAGAAGCAGATTTCTTCAGGATATTTTCGGTTTCGCGCGACAAGAGGGAACCTAGATGACCAGCGGGCTCTATTCCCTTAAGCAGCGCTACGGGCTGGCCGGAGTGTATCTCCAGCTTCTCCCTGTTTTGCGCGCTTTGGAAAAAGAAAATGGGCAAACTGACGAAAAAAAACTTGCTGCAATGGAGTCTGTTAGCTGGTTGATTGAGCAATTACTTAGTGAAAACAAAGAGTTGACAGACAGGCTTAATGCTTTGGAGCAAGTTGAATGACTACGCTTAACCTTGACGGGCATCAGATCGACATTGAGCGCCAGCTACTTGAGCTTGATAGGGCTGATTGCGAGGACAGCCTTTACAAGTTCTTGAAGCATTCGTGGAAGCACATTGATGCCTCAACCTTTACTGAAGGCTGGCCGATTGAGGCTATTGCAGAGCACCTTCAAGCGGTTGCTGATGGCGAGATCCGCAAGCTGATCATCAACATTCCGCCGCGCATGGGCAAAAGCTCGATCACATCGTGCGCTTTTCCGGCATGGGTATGGGCGCAACCATGGTCATCCCCCACTTCTGGCCCGGGAGTCCAGTTTCTTCATGCTTCATACGCGCAAAGTTTGTCCTTGCGTGACTCCACCAAGTGCCGTCGCTTGATTGAGAGCCCCTGGTATCAGTCCCTATGGGGTGACAGGTTCTCGCTCATGGGGGATCAGAACACCAAAACGAGGTTCGACAATGACAAAAATGGTTCGCGCCTATCTACTTCAGTGGGATCTGCGCTTACCGGTGAAGGTGGTTCGATCATTGTCGTTGACGACCCCAATGCGGCACAAGAAGCTCACTCAGAAGCCACCATTGCGTCAACCATCGAGTGGTGGGACGGCGCGCTCTCGACTCGTCTCAACGATCCAAAAACAGGCGCGTTCGTCGTTATTCAGCAGCGGCTTTCGGAAGAAGACCTTACCGGGCATATCCTCAGTAAGGACGTGGGGGAATGGACACATCTCTGCCTTCCAATGCGGTACGAGTGGCAGCGGCACAGCTATACGTCCATTGGGTGGAATGATCCAAGAGGCTTGGATGACGAAGGGGAACCGTTAGTAACCGTCAATGAGAACGGGGACAGACTTGCGGTGAGCCCAGAGGCGCAGATCGAACTCGAGGACCGCGAAGGAACGCTGCTCTGGGAAGACCGATTTGGCGAGCGAGAAGTTGCCAATCTTGAGCGCGAAATGGGGCCTTGGAAGTCCGCTGGCCAGCTTCAACAGCGACCCGAGCCAAAGGGCGGTGGTATCATCAAGCGCGAATGGTGGCAGCCTTGGGAAAGCCCCAACTATCCCAGCATGGACCTGATCATCGCGACCTTGGACACGGCCTATACGTCAAAAACAGAGAATGATCCGTCCGCTCTGACGGTTTGGGGTGTCTTTACCAGCGGCGTGACCGTTCAAGCACCCCATTATTCGGTCAGCCGAGATGGCGCAAGGGTGGAATACACAAGGGAACGAGAATATACGGAGACATCCCCGAAGGTCATGCTCATGGACGCATGGCAGGGACGGTATGAGCTTCACGATCTTGTTCTGAAGGTGTCCGATACCTGTCGTCAAATGAAGGTAGATATCCTCCTAATCGAAAACAAAGCGGCTGGACACTCTGTCGCTCAGGAAATTCGGCGCATGTACGGATATGAGAAGTTTGGGGTGATGATGTTTGACCCAAAAAGTCAAGACAAGTTGTCCAGGCTATACTCTGTTCAGCATTTGTTTGCAGAAGGTCTTGTTTATGCACCAATCAAGCAATGGGCAGAGATGGTTATCTCTCAGGTTGGACAATTTCCAAAGGGAAAACATGACGACTTGGTCGATACGGTGTCTATGGCCATGCGTCATCTTCGGGATACTGGCGCTATTCTTCGTGGTGATGAGTTCAGGGCTGAATTGAACGACAGTTTATCGTTCAAGGGAAACAATCAATGGGAGCCTCTCTATCCAATTTGAATAAAATTTGGTATAGATTGGTTGATGTGTAGGGGAAGATCATGGTTCAGGTGCTTGCAAGCGCTGTCGTAGACGTAATTACGCCGTCTACTCCAGTCAGGATTGGCAATTTCAAGGTCGAAGTCTGGGGCCAGCCGCCCTATGACTATGTTCGGACCTATGAAATCATGGCGAAATCAGATACGATGGCCGCTCAGGAAGGCATTCGCAACTTCGTCGCTGAGATGGAAGCGATGGACCTTACGAAGGAATAACTTCAATGCCGATGACCCCTGGGTTGATGTCCAATATCAGGCTCCCTGGCCCCAGTGAGGAGCCTTTTGGGGACAATGAGACGCTTATTGAGATCATTGAGGACGGCGAAGACAAGGAAAAGGCTGACGAAAACGGTGCCGTCCTTGAGATTGAGCACCCAGATGGCTCGATCACCATTTCTCTGGATGGGAAACCCATCAACGACAACAGGGAAGAGCGAGATGAGACCGATTGGTATCGCAATCTGGTCGAAGATATCGCTGAAAGCCACCTGAATGACATCTCTCAAGAGCTTCTGAGGGGCATCCGCGACGATATCTCCAGCCGAAACGACTGGATTGAGGATCGCGCGCAGGGCATCAAGCTTCTTGGTCTCAAGATTGAGATCCCCGGTTTGCAGGGAGCCACCGATGGCGCTCCGGTGGAAGGAATGTCCAAGGTCCGCCACCCGCTGCTGCTTGAAGCAGTGCTGCGGTTCCAAGCCAATGCGCGTTCGGAGCTGCTGCCTACCGATGGCCCGGTCAAGATTCGCAACGACAACAACAATGCGACGCTCGAAAACGACCAGATGGCTAATGCGCTTGAGAATGACCTCAACCATTACCTAACTTCGACGGCTACGGAGTACTATCCTGATACCGACCGTATGCTTTTGATGCTTGGGTTCGGTGGAACCAGCTTCAAGAAGGTTTACTTCTGCCCTCTGCGCAACCGCCCGGTGTCTGAAAGCGTTGATGCGAACGATCTGATCGTCAACAATTCGGCGACGGACCTCAGAAACGCAAAAAGGATCACCCATCGGTCCTATATGCGCCCCAGCACGGTCAAAAGGCTTCAAATCCTTGGCGTTTACAGGGATATCGACCTATCGACCCCCAAAG